GTCCTCTTCCGCTGTAAATGTTAAGTTATAGCCGTTAAAGTCTGCTTTTGCTCCACCTGTTAAAGCACTACCACCAGTTACATCATTACCCTCAGTAACACCAACTAAATGATAGTTGTCGTTTCTGTCTTGTATAATGATATAAGGTCTTCCCTGTGCCATTAGTTTAACTTCATTGTTAGAGTCTTTATCTAACTTTTTTAGTGCTAGGTTTGTAGTTTGTGTTACTAAAGTTACACCAGTATTTTTATCGCTAACGATTGCCTGTTCTAGTGTATTTTCGTCTGCTCTTAAAGCATACTGAAAAGCCTCAGTAACACCAGCGTCTATAGCTGTTACCTCTCCATCAACCACCGTAAATGCGTTAGGTGTGAAATTGATAAAGAAAGCGTTTTTACTACCTCCTAGCGAATTTTTACATGGTTCTAATCGACCACTTGTAATATCGCAAGCCATATTTTTTTAAGGTTTTAAAAAGCGGCTTTTACACCGCTTTAATTAATATTAAATTATGCTGTAGTCGCTAAGTAATAAACTACATCCTCTGAATTATAATACTGTACTCCACCATTATAAACCATCTTACCACGTACTTGACCAGTTAATAAACCTACCTCATCCTCGTCTACTAGTCTAAGTTCGTTATGATCTCCTAATAAACCAGTACCAAATACTAAGTTTTTCTTTTCGTAAGCTACAAAAGTGTTATCTGGTAAACCGTTACACTCTTGTATTAAATACTTACCAAATCTTACAGCCTTTTCTCCAGCATCTCCATTATCTGCAATACCTTTAGATACTAAATAAAACCAATACGCTTGGAATACATCAGGAGATACAATAGTAATAAGATCTTTACGTCTGATTGTAGTAGGAATAGCAGCTAAAAACTTTTTTAACTCAGCCTCTACATTTGCCTCAGTAATAGCAGCACCACCAGCAGCGATACCGTTATTTGCTTTAATTACAGCAGCATCAGCTTCAAACAAAGTAGTAAAACCTGTAAACTCGTTAGCGTTAGTACCATTATCACCTGTCCAGATCATATCGTCTACATCACTTGCATTTTCAGAAAGCAACTCTAACTCGATAGCCTCCATAATATCGCTAGGCGCATTATCATTGTGAGCAGAAGCACCTTCTAAGTCTTCCGACCAAGTTTGTCTAAAGTCCTCTTTACACACTTGTAAAGGTATCATTAATTTAGTAGGCTCTAAAACTCTCTCATCTAATACTACAGCGTTTGTAGGAGTTGTAAATCCACAAGAATATGCAGTACGTCCGTTAGTGTACTCTATTTTACGCATATTTAACTTGTAGTTAATGTTTTCAAAGACTTCAATTAGGCCAAGTCTAAGCGTGTCCGCTTCTTTAAATGAAGCTCCGATAATACCGCCAGCCTCTTTACCAGCGTAATTACTATTTACTGTTGTTGTTGTACTCATAATTTTTATTTGTTTTTACGCATTGCTTTTAATATGCGCCCTTTTTCGGTTAGTTCTACTTTTACTGTATTATCTTTGTGCTTAATTGGTGCAACTTCTGGAGTTTTGGCTAATTCAGCTTTTAACTTTTCGTTCTCTGCGTTTTTGTCTTTTATGCTTTTTTCAATAGCAGACATTTGCGCCATCATTTTATCGATCTTATCAAAAGCATCGGCTAGATTTTTCTTAGCTTCGTAGTCTACGTCTTTCGGGTCATCCATAATAGCATCGGCTTCCATTTCTACCTCTGCCTCTTCTTCGGCTACCATTTCTTTAACCTCACTAGCTACACCTTCTTCGGCTACTACTAAAACCATTCCACCGTCTAAAGGATACTCGCCTACTGGCAATGGCACTCTCTCCTCGCCACTCATAACAAACACGTTAGAGTCTTTCTCTAGTGTTTCACCTTCAAACTCTATCATAGTGCCGTCCATCATAGCAACCTGACCAAGTTTTACCTCTGCTTTATCTTTTAACTCTACCTCTTTAGTGTTACCTAAAGCGACATCGATAGCAGATTTAGCTTTCTTTAAGGCATCTAGTATAGGACTGCCTTTTTGCTTATTACTCATATTTATATCTGAT